TCAAAATAGCTGAGGTGTTGTTAGCCTTGTTAGCACCCGCACCCGCTTCATAATCCAGTGCAATGTAACTGCCCTTAGCTAATCCTGCGTTTTGTGCGTCTTGTACAGCTAGTTGTGCGTGATAACTTGCTTCACTAACTGAATCACCGAACTCACCCCAGAAATAGCCACCAGTTTGCATACCAACGGAATCAGCGTTATGAATTTGTGCGTAGGCTTTATGGTTGACGTAATGACTACCCTCACCGCCACCACGTCCGCCTAGCTTAACCATAGTGAACTTATCGCCATAGCTCTTAAACTGGCTGAAATAGCTTGTGGTTGTGCCTTGATAACTAGCAACATCAATACCTAATGTATTGGCTGATGCGCCTGAAATCGTGACAACTAAAAAGGCAACCGCTCCAATCGAAGCGACTGCCCATCGTTTTAACTTATTCACTTTTAAACCTCCCGTTTATCGTGTTTCCACGTTTCTAATGCCGTTAAGCGCACTTCATGATTATTTGCTTGTTTGTTGCTCTCTTTGAGTTCATTTTTCAAACTAGCAATGTCTTGCCTTAAGCCACTAATTGCGTTGACAATAGTATTTTTCAACACCCACCATAAACCACCCAACAACATTGACCCAATCGTCAACCAACTTAATACATCATGTGGCCATATCATTTACGCACCTCCTTTCATTGACTCAACGCTGACGTGCTATCAGAAGTTGAGTCGCTAGTGCTATCTGTTTCTGATTCATTTTCAGATTGTGAGTCTGAATCTGATTGGCTATCTGACACGCTGTGACTCTTTGATTCACTTTCTGATTGTGAATCAGATTCTGATTGGCTAACATCTGATTGACTTTCTAGCGTGCTGCTACTTTCTGATTGGCTGTCTGATTCAGATTCACTCGTCACTTCACTTTCAGATTCACTGTTTAGCACTTCTGCACTAGTTGTTTCGCTGTCTACTGTTGATTTAACATTATCCAATGAAACTACTGGCGCATTTTCTTTTTGAATGGCAACCAAAAAGTCATCAAAAGCAGTGATGACTTTATCTTTATTTGCTTGATAACCCGCTACCGTATTAACTGAAACACCAATATTTTGAACCACACCATTATTCCGTTGCGCTGTAAAATCGGCTACCAAGACATTACCGTCATCATTAACCGGTTGCTCATAATAAATTATTTTATTTTGATTCATGTTCTCTCCTAGTTAATTGGATAGATGATAGTACCAGTGGCGCCTGTCAAAGAATTGAATTCAGAGGTAGGCGTCCAAGTTCCATACATGACGCTACCTGTACTTTGGGATTGAACAGTTACCGATACCGGCCATGATTTTCCTTTATTTATGTTAAGATTTGAGGCTGCAAATACCTGTGAATGTGGACTAGACGGTCTCAAAGCGTATGGAATAACTAAAATCTGATTACCGTTGGTGGATTTTGAACAATTCAAGTTATAGAAGTTAATAATCATCATTCCATTCTTTACGCGATATTGTGCAAATCCTGTACCGCCGTTTGTATGTGTACCATTGACTAATTCAGCATCTATCCAACCCGTGTCATTGAAAACACTTTTAATAACCGTAGTCTTCGCGCTAGTCGTTGTTGAAGTGAATGAAGCAATCGGTAATTCATAAAGAAAACCGCCATTGTTCAAATCGTCTTGAGTCAGTTTTTCTGTAACCGCTACCAGATAGGCCTGTTTAACGTCCACTTGATAAGTTGGTATGCCAGCTGTACCACTAACATCATTGGTCTTGGTTAAATCAACCGCAATGGCAATTTTTCCATTTGAATTTGCCGGAAGCGTTAATGTTTCTGACTGTGTTATCTCCACTAAACGCCCCTGAATGACCGCTTGTCCTGTACCAACGGTAGCTACCAAACCATTAACCGTTACCGCAAATTGGCTACCTCTGTTTAAAGTTCCGTTGGTATCATTGACTAAGCCGCTATATAGACTTGCATCATTAGCCGGACTGACCGTGTTTCGGTCTGATTGATACATTGTGATTGCCATAGTTCCTCCTTAATTACCTTTTCAAAATAAGTCAGCATTACCAAAGCGCAAATTACCGAACGTGAGTGAAATTGTATCACTATCACTGTTCAATGAATAAGCTGATAAAACTGAATTATAAAGTGCTTGATTGTAATAAATGTTTGATTGAAGCCCTAACTTAACCTTGTCTAAAGGCATGAAATTGTTATCAATCGGCATTGAAAATTTAATGTTGTGGCTATAACTGTTCCCTGATAATTCAGTTTGAGCAATTGAGTCGTTGGTTGGGTTGTCAGTTGCTGTTTTGTCGTACAAATAAACATGTACTTGTGTTGGTTGCACAACATTTGAATTTAACGATTTAACCACTGTTCCATCAGTTTGTAACCAATAGCGGGCAATGATTGACGGTGATTCCATGTTAGTAGAAGCTTTATCCACGATCCACAACTCATTGTTATAGCCACGTAAACCACGACTATCAGAAACAGTCCAACCAGTAAAATCATATTTATTATTCTTAAAATTCCACGTATCAGTCACTTGATGAATATCAATTTCTGGATAATAAAAAGGCACACCGTTTGATGTCCCCTTTGCAATATCTTTAACTGTCAGCACTACATTGTGTAGCTTGAACCCACGAATCAAATAATCAATGAAATTGCTAGTGTTGTTGCCATCAGAACTAGTAACTGCAAAAGCTGTATTAGTTGAGTTAGTCAGTGAGCGTCCTAAAATATTGGTTGTGGCTGTTGAGTTAATATAGCCTTTTATTAGATTGATGATATGCGTTTCATAGCTTGCCCCTGACTTATTACCAACCACGATTTCGCCATTTAGCACATTCCAAATATAGCAAGCTGTTAAGGTATTCTGATTGGTATCTCCAGCCATATCAACTGCTGTTAATTGTCCGTAATATAGGAGCGTTTTAGTGTTGGCTATTTCAATTGCAATATAATCACCTAATAAACTTGTACCGTTATCAGCTATGACAAAAGTAGACGTAGCGTTACTCAAATTATCCATCTGTAAATCATAAGTTAACAATGGATAAGCCCCTCTAGTCGTTAGATCACTGCCCTTAAAAATGGTTGCTTGTAAAGATAAACTCATACCAACAACCTCTCTTCTTTGAACGTGATATTTACATCAGAATCGGCATCTAAATAGAACAATACGGTTGATTCACCCTCTGGAATTTGCACAAAGTTAGTCTTGGTATAGTCCTGCAATTGGGAAACATCAACGTAACTACCATCAGGATTGTATAGCCTAGCGTACTGGTCTTCTGGGTGCGAACTCACGACTAACTGTTGATTATCTGTCAGTTTCAGCGCGAAGCCATCAGTCGCTACCACATTTCCTTTTTGAACAACCGTCCAAGTTGGATTAACTGAGCATGGCCCCTTGACTGTAATAACACTAGGTGAGCCACTTTGTAATCCAAAATATTGTGACTTATTATTAAGCGACATGACTTTTTCATTTGATGGTCGATTGCTTTCTTGATAAACATAATAAGGTGCATAAGCATATTCAAACGGAATAGCCAGTTTATCTTCTGGAGCAGGAGTCCAATCTGTTGCTGTGTTACCTCGCTCAAGCTTTGGTGCTGCAAACTCATACCGTGCACCTGGTGCTCTTGTCGCTTCTGGCACTTCTACACGTATAGAATTCTTGTAGTCTCTAGCTGGGTTATATTTAATATCTTTAAACTTAAAAGTAACTACTATTCGTGTCCACTCCCCCTCTTTTAAGCTGGTTAATCTCACAGGCACATTCCAGTCTTTTGTAGTTGCCTCTGAGATAAATTTTATGCTGGCATACGACATCCCCGCGGGGTCTTCTCCAACCACTCTAAAGTAAACAGAGTAGGTAAAATCGTCCGTGGTATTAATGACACCTCGGTCTAATAGGTCTTTATAGCTATATCGAGCATTGTCCCATCTGAGCGGAGTACGGTATATTTTAGACCCTAGATAAGTGCCCCATTCCTCTGTCCAGCCGCCGTTTCCCCAAGGCCACGTCCCACTTTTGGTTTGGGTCAGAGAATCAAGCAATAGGTTTCTATTAACATATTGGTCATACTTAGGTCTGTATATCTTGCCATAAGTCCCTAAATTAGGGTCAGGGTCATAACTCTTGTATTCCGCTGATTTGTTGTTATACCAGTTGTTGATGAATTCTAGAGTGAATGACTCGTCTAATAGATTGGGATCATATGAACTACTACCAATCTCCGATTTTGTCATTTCAGACAACATAGCTTCACGGTTCCATGTTCCAGAATCCGATGTATAAGTCATTGTATATGGTTGGTAAGCTAAAAATTCAGAAAATTTTTGAAAACTATCAAACGTTTCGCTAACTACGCTACCAAACAGTATTTTGGCATTAAATTGACCCTGTGATAAACTCTGCTTAGTCAGTTTAAAATATGTTTGATAGTTATTATAATTATTATTGAATTTTACGCCGAGACCAGTTGGCGTGTATGACATTAATTTGAAATTATTAATTCCTACAGATATACCTATGGCATTTGTTAATTCAAATTTTTCTACCATAATTCCTCTCTAACTGCCGCCCACTATGTGAACTGTCTATTTAAATGGCGACAAATTTTATTAGTTTACACTTCTAACTGCATGGTTCATAAATGACTTCGAAATTTTACGCATATTATTATCTGAAAGGGGTTGATTAGCTATTTTTGATTCTTCTAAAATACCAACTACTATTTGCGCTAAATCAGAAATCAGTTGATTACTCTTGTTTACTGAATTTAGTAAGTAATCACTGCTAGTTAAATTAATCTCTGATTGTTGATTTTTAACTTCACTATTGATGTAATCAACAGCCTGTAACTGACCTGTATACGGCACTGTACCGCCACCAGCAAATGCCGGAATCATATCAGGGTTGATTTGATTTCCAGTCATTTGCGTATAAGCAGATATTGACGGATAAACGATCGTTCCCGGTTCCAGAGAATGCAATTCCCAATCACTACCAGACACGCCCATGAATCCGCTTGGCGTTACGTATGGCTCATTTTTGCCACCATCACCTAACCACGTTGCTGTTTCGTTGTCGGTGACTGTTCCACCTGATGCTCGACCAGTAATTCTTTTGAAGATCTTTTCAAATATTGATACATGTCTAGTTGTCATAGTTCTAGTATGATCAGTTTGTGCAGCAAAGTTTTGAATAGCGTTTGTATTATCTCGAACACCACCAGCACCTGTTGCATGAGCTTTAGCATTTTTGGTTCTTCCTTCGGAAGTATTACGCCAATTATCAACAGTTCTTTTAGCGTCGCTAATCTTTCCAGAAGCTAAATCTTGACCAACTGCTTGTTTAATGCTTATCGGCAAGGAGTTCCATGTCTTTACTGAAATTCCTGATCCTGCCAATACTTTACTAGCTTCATCAACAGCTTTCGCATCCTTAACGTTTATTTTTTGACCATTCCAAATAGAAACCGAAGCCCGAGCTTTAGCTGAATTTCCAGTTGCCAAATCATGCAATATAGCTTGTTTTGACTTAGGACTTAATTTGTTCCATTCATCAATTGAAATTTTAGCTTTTTTAAGTGTTGCTTGTGTTTTATCGTTTACCGTCAAAGTTTTACCTTTAGGAACGTTATCCTCATAGGCTTTCAATCTTTTTTTAGCGTCGTCAATTTTTCCGGAAGCTAAGTCTTTCAAAATTAACTGTTGCTGTTTTGGTGTTAATTTGTCCCATTCACCAGACTTTTTTGTTGCTGAAATCAATTTACTGGAGGCTTTATCGTTAATGATCAACGATTGCTCTTTCAAACTAAGTCCATTCCAAGCCTTCGTTCCAGATACTGCATTAAGCATTGCTTTTTGAGAGTCATTGAAAGCACCGTTCATTTTACGCATCGCAGGTGTCATGGTGTCCCATGTCTTCATTGCGTCCATTTGAGCAGGCTTTAAAATACCATATTGTTTGGTAAACTCACCAACATCAATTCCAGCAGCTTTTAAAGTATCTGATAGCTTTTGATAAGTTTTTTTATAGTTATCAGAATCAACACTTGACCACGCACTTTTACCGAACTTATCAAACTTGTTGCTAATTTTATCTAATTGAGCGTTCCAATTAGTTACAAAAGGTTTCATTGAATCGGAGTTTTGCTTGAAAAAGTTGCTCCATACATCGTCCTTTGTACTCTGTCGAAGTTTTCCTTTCAAACCTTCATAGGCCGATTCAACTGTTTTTATTTGAGATTCATAATTACTTTTGAACGCTTTGCCATAAAGTTCATTAGTCTTTTGTAAAGATGACATTGTTTCTTTACTCAAATCGTTTCCAACATACATGTCATGCAATGCACTTTTTTGTTTTTTAGACAAACCTTGTATATTTTCCAGACCAATCCCAAGTAATTCTTTATAGTCACTACTGATTTGTTTAATCTCATCAGAACTAAAAGCTCGGTTTTCATCTCGGGCTTTTTGACCAATAGCCTTTATTCTATCAGCTACTGTTTTTGCTGAATCAATAGCATTTTGAGAATCTCTTACAATGCCCCACTTATCGCTTTGATCTTGTTTAATGGCTTCCTTACCAGCAGCAGATAAGTATGGATTATTCAATCTGTCTGTATCTTTGTTCGCTGCCGCCTGAGCTTTTTCTTTAGCTTTTTCAGCACCGGTTGCAGCGGCTTGTTGTAGTTTGTCAACTGCAGACTGAAAATCTTTAAGGTTAGAATCATTAATCTTTTGATTACCAATTTTAGCCACAGCTAATCTTGCGTTTTCTTCCGCCGAAACCAGATCATTAACTTGCTTACGTTGACCTGCCGTTACATCCCCACCGTAGGTGTCGTGCATTTGTTGCTTAACTTGTTCTAGCTTTTGTTTGTGGTCAATATATTTCTTTGCAAGCAATGCAAAACCAGCCGTTGCACCTACTAAAACAACTCCTAGTCCTGCAATTCCTAAAGCGCTTGTAGCTGTTGCAGTACCAAATAGTGTTGTTGCTTCACTTGCGCCAGTGACCGCTGTTTTAAGTCCGAGAGACTGTCCTACTACCCTAGCAATTGAACCTCCAAACTTTTCTATTGCTGGGGCAGCTGTTCCTGCACTCCGCAAACCCATGAATGCTTTTGACAACCCGACTGTTGCTGGAAGCAAAGAACCAAATGTTTTTAACACGGTTCCACCAACTATACCCAAGCTGCCTAACGCAATAGCTAACGGTGAAGCCACAGCACCAAACGCCACGAACCCTGCAACCATTTTCTTAGTTGATGGGCTTAATTTATCGAACTCTTTAAATAAATTGCCAGCCGTCTTCATAACATCAATCAACGTAGGTATAATGTCATTAGCAAACTCCATTGTCAGAGCTTGCCATTGTGCTTTGAAAATCTTAATTTGTGCGGCGGCACCCTTAATGTTAGATTTAGCTAATCCTTTTGTATAACCATCAGCAACGGCTTGACCAGCAGCATTAGATTCCTTCTCAATAGCTGAACGCCCATCTAATAAAGCCGTAGCGGCAGTAGTTGCGTATGCACCAAATATCTTTTTGATATACTCTTGACGTTGAACGTTACCCATATTCTTGGTAGCTTCGTCTATTTGGTCTATTATTTCAGGCAACTTTTTCATATTACCGTGGGCATCAGCAACACTAACACCTAGCTCTTTCAACGCTTCACTAGCCTGTGGTGTCTGTGAGGCCAAACGTTGGAATACCATACGCAAGTTATTACCAGCTTGTTCGGCATCAATACCTTTGTTAGCCATGTAACCAATCAATGAGGCAGACTCTTCAACGCTATAACCCACATTAGCTGCAACTGGTCCAAACTTAGCCATTGCGTCAGAAAGTCCTAAATAAGACGTTTTAGTATCGTTTGCAACTTTAGCTAAAGCATTCTGAACACGACTTGCATTTTCAGCATTTTTTGTTGCGTCATCAGTTTTTAAACCAAACTGCGACATAATTTCTGTCGTGCCGTCCATGATTTGACCGTAATCTTCACCAGTGGCCATAGCTGTTTGCATTGATGATGTAGCAATATCTAAGGCTGATTTTTGATCATAACCTGCACGGATAACTTCTTGCATACCATCAGCAATATCATTCTGTGATACACCCCATTGTTTTGATAGATTAGCAATTTCACTGCGATAATCTTTTAAGAACGCATTCATACCACCAGCCGGCTTTTTATCAAGCATGTTGTATGTTTCACGCAATGACTGATCTAGTTTAGCTGACCCCTCCATGCCTTGTTTGAACATTGATAGTAATCCAGCTGATGCAGTTTGACTAAAGAAACCAAACTGTTGTAGACTTTGACCGCTCGTCACTAACTTGCTACCCATATTTTTAATGCGATCAGCCGTCAGAGTTGTTCTTTGTCCCACATTGGTAATGTGTTTTCCTAAGGAACTATATTCAGTTTGATTGTTTTTAATAGCAGAAGCAGTCTGTGTCATAACTGTTTCTTGCTCTTTAATATCGCGTGCTAATTGTTGTGCGTACGTATCAGAATGTTTCTGTTCATTGCTGTATGCGTTGTAAGCACTTTTTAACGAACCTAAAATATGGTCTTGTGCCTGATATTGCTTATTGAGATTTCGTGTTTCAGCAATTAAACCTAACGCTTTTTCTCGATTAGCGGTGTATTGTAGTCCTTGCTTCTCAAATACTTCTGAATTAGCTTTAGTTATTTGAGATAAAATTTTATGCTCATTAGCTAATTCATGAATACCCGTCTTAGACTTTTCAAGTGCCAAATTTGAGTTCTTAATCTGAACATCAAACAATTTTACTTGTGATTCTGCTGTTTTAAGTTGGTTCCCTAAATTTTTGAGTTCGGCGACATTCTTTTCAGTCTTAGGCGTACCGATGTCATCCATTTTTGATTTTAATAATTTTACCTTATCAATCTGAATGTCATAGTTTTTATTTAAACCCTCAAGCTTAGCTTTATAAGCGCCTACCCAATCGCCGGACCGTGATAATGCAGAAAATTGAGCTTTCCATTCACGAGTATTCGAATTTATTTCAGAGTTCATTTGCCTTAAAGTACCGAAAAATTCGGCGGCATTAACTCTAACGTTAGCTACAATGTCTTCTCCTGCCATTAAATGATCCCCATTTCTGCTGCTTTATTACTATTAACGAAGTCTGCCATTGACATCACGCCGCCATTTGGGTTTTGCGCAGATGATTTGTTATTCATGTCTACGCTAAATGTTCTGATGAGGTCATCTAAGTCTTGGGACATCACTGTATTTACGTCCCAGCTATATCTTTCAACTGCATTTGCAGCTAACTCATCTAGCTTTTTTAGCGCATCATCTGCGCTTAGTCTTCCCCCGACTTTTTACCTGATTCACCTTGTTGTGAAAGAAATTCTTGCACATCTCGTACAAAATTAACGATGTCGAAGTAATCAATATTTTCAAAATAATCTTCTGGTTGTTCGAGCAATTCTGATGCGCGTTTTACATAAAGCGCCATCATATTGAGTTCTAGTTCGGTAACATCAGATTCCTTATAACCTTCTGCAAAGGGATCCATAATCACATTTTCTTGTAAAACAGTTACCTGTTTAATGAATTGAATTGACTCACGAGAGATTGCCAATGTACGAGTAATTGTCTTTTGCTTAGAACCTAATTTAAATGTTTTTTTCATGATTTCCTCCAAATATTATATGTTCTTTTAAACCACATATAGATTGGAGGATCCTATATGTAGCTTAAAAGAACACACAATGTGTTCCTGTTGTTTATACTTCAGTCCGAGCGCTTACCCTAAACTCGGCGTTCCTGCACCTTCGAGACTTGTCAAAACCTGTTTTCCAAACAGTGCGGTTTGGAATTGTGTTTCAGTAGTCTTCTTCTGTTCTGAACCTTGAATGAAAATATCACCATCTTTACGGTTCATTCCACGCCAAGTTAATTGATCAGTAGACGTGACTGTGTTGTCACTATTTGTTTGTGGGTTGACATCACCACGAGCAAATTGAACGCGTGGCAATCCTAACCAAGCAGCCTTACCGTCTTTGTCGTGTGACAATACGTACATTGCGTAATACGGTGCAATTGTCTGGTTGCCATGATGAGCAATACCCTGACTATCTGTCCTATACCCCAAAACCTCATTCAATTTATCAAATGGGAAGTCTAATAGGTTAAATGATCCAGAAACTTGACCGTTACCAGAACCGACAACCAAATAAGCTGAATCTCCACCATACTTTGTTGTTTGTGTTGCAGAAAGGTTTTGAATGTTGACCTGTGTTGGACCACCATTAGAACCATTCAATAAAATGTACTTACTTTTATCTAAATCAGAATCGATTGCTCGTGTCGTATAAGGAACAAGCAAAACTGCGTGTAAACCTGTTAATAGCATTTGTTATTCTCCTTTAAATTTAGTTCTGCGATATTGCAGAACGCTCTTATTTTGTGTTGTTTCTTCATCGACTTCTGGACCGTCATAAGAAAAGCCATAGAATCCAATAGATTCCATAGCTTCGTTCAATGCCCATTCAAAATCTTCAAAAGAAGTGTTTGGTTTGTACCATATTTTTAATTCAATCTCTTGCTCTCTAGCGCGAGAATGATTACCCCCGAAACCGGTAAAACCATTTGATAAACCTGTGATTAAAATAGTTGTCATATCAGTTTTATCAATGTATTTCTGCGGTATTCTCCCCACAAATGCCATCTTTTCCCATTGCGAGAGTGTTTTATCGTTGTCAAGAGAAGTCTTTATTTCAACTAAGTAATTCATGATTTCTCCTTTATCAACTGCAAAAATCCTTGTTTTAAGACTTTCATAGCTTCTGGTTTTGCCTTACGTCTACCGCTCTCTACGAAGTGATAACCACCAAAGTATTTACCACCAGAGTTTAAAACTTTCATCTTATAACGATAGTTTCTAATGGTTCTTTGTTTACCATTTACATTTATGACGACACGTCCATGACGATTATCCATGACAAAATGACCGTCATCAACAAAGCGGTAATAATAACCAGCTTTTGAATAACCAACCGCAGTTGAACCATTACTGCTTTCTCTATCAACAATTACCAAATCTTCTTTAAGACCACCATCAGCACTATGCGTCTTGGCTAGTGAATACAAATCTTGGTTAATTTGTTCCTTGATAACTTTAGCTGCTGGTTTGGTTACTTTTTCTTGAATTTCTGATGGCTTGATATTTGTGAGTCTTAAAATTTTTTCTTCTAGGGCATGCGTGTCCATTTCAAAATCAAAATCCAGCATACTACTACCCCGGCAATCTATATGTTTGTTCAACACCGTTACCGTACAGCAATTGAACTAAATCATGATCTCTTGCATTGGTTGGATCATTTGTTGGCATATACTGGTTAACCACATATTGCTTACCGTTTAACCTCGCAAGCATATTGTAATCAACTTTTCCGACTTCTCGAATTGCAAAAATTAACTTTTCAACAGCATTGGGACCTGTGTTAGCAATGTCTTCATGATACTTAATCGTATATGGCGCACCATAGGCTTTAAATGATGGAATAAATTTATCTCGAGCAATACCATCATCTCCAATAACCTCACCAGCCGTTCCAAATTCAATCAGCGTATTGTAACGATACAGTTCAACGAATTTATTCAGTCTTGGCATTATTAGCCTCCCAAATTTGATACTGCGCCTTTAAATGAAGCACTGCGCTTTGCATACCATACTTAGTGTCAAATAAATCAACATCAGATGAACTTGCTCTGTTGAGAAAATTGTTTGTTGATTGTTGTAATACCGCCAGTTTAAATGATTGATTTCCTTCGAAAAACTCATCCTTTGTACCGACCATGCTTTTAACATTATCAATTGATGCGTCAATGATTAGTTTAAGCATTTCATCATCTTCATCACCAGCAATTCGGAGGCTGGACTTTAGTAAAGGTAAAATTTCATCACTATTCATTTAACCTCCTTATCTAATGGGCTTCTCACCCCATTCGAGCTTTACGTGCTGTACGATTGCGTTATTTAATTAAATCTAATAACTCTTGTTTCTTAGTCAAACCATCAGATTTAATTTCATGTTCATCCAAGTAAGCCTGTATTTCAGCAACTGTATTCTTATCGGTTGGCTTGTCATCAATTTTTACAACCAAAGCCCCATCGTGGAACTTATGAACGCTACCTAGCAACTCGGCTAAACGTTCGTCAGAAACTTCATCTGCTGGATAATCATCTCCTTTACGATAAACAACCTCTGTTAGTCTATCTGTAAAGTCTTGTTCTACCATATATTTAATCATGTCTCGTCACGCTTACCCTAAAGATGGCAAAGAACCCTTTGCATCAGCAATACGGAATGCAGCCGCTAACTTAACTTGTGCATCAACCCACGTTGTAGCAACGAATGATACAATACCAGTCTTGATGTCCTTGTCTTGCTCGAATTGCGCAGTCGTAGGATCGTAGTTGACGTGGTATTGTGAGAAGTCACCGATAACTGGCTTTACTGCCTTAGCTGTCAAGTGAACTGGAATACCAAATACTTGTTCAGGTGTTTGTGAGTAGAATGAGTTGTTACCGTTAGCCAATTTAGTTTGGATAGCAAACCAATCCTTACGTGACATGAAGATTGAAAGGTTGTCAGCATATTCATCTTCAAAGTCTGCAATAGCAGCAACGATAGCTGAATACTGGTCATCACCAGTAATTTTTTTAATGGCATTTACTGCATTATACAGTGACATGTGTTCTTCACCAGTTACAGGTGTTGTAGCAAATGCACGATTAGCTTCCAACTTCAACAAACCGTCTTGCAAACGTGAGTAAACGAATTGTGTCAAAGCTAAGTTAGTACCTGCCAAAACAGTTTCTGACAAACCAACGAATACCTTTGACTTTACACGTCCAAACTTAACGTCTGAACCCTTCAATGTAACTTCCTTAGCTGTGTCACCATCAGCAATACCGTTAAATGCGGTACCAAAAGTGACGTCAATACGTGGGATTTCCAAGTTGACAATTGCTGAATGAGCTGCTGCATCAACCAATGGATTTGGTGCCAATGGTGCTGAAATGAAGTCAGTTGATACGTTTGTAGGCAATGCCCATGCACCATTTTGTGAATCATCGGTTGGTCCGACAGGTGCAGTTGTAGGTGCTAGAACAGCGTTTTTAAAGTCGTCTAGCTTAGCGATACGGTTATTTGAAACCACACCACGAACCATATCTGCGAAACCATCAACCGCTTTTTCACGCTTAGATGGTTTGTTTTCGTCAGCCTCTGAAACATTCATTGCGGCTTTCTTAGCTGCAATTTCTGCATTCAAAGCCTCATACTTTTGTTTCATTGCATCACGTGCTTCAACCGCAGCATTAACTTCTGCTGGTGTTGATTCAACTTTTTCCAAAACGTTCAAGTATTCTTCTTGACGTTGTGAAGCAAGGCGACCGTAATCACGAGCCGATGCTTCCATTTCAATAAGTGTTTTAGTCATTTTATTATTCTCCTATTTCATCTTTTAATAGCTTTAGTGTTTGTTTTTCACGCTCAATCAAATCGAGACGATCTTGTGATAACGTCTTCTTTTCAACGCGCGCCAAAACATTTTTAGGGACATTAGAAAAGCGCCCCAAAATTTCTTTTGGAACGCTGTTCATTACTGCTTCTTTTTTATCTAATTTTGTTGCCCAACCTTGTTCAACAGCTTCTTCTGCTGATAGCCAAGTTTCGTCGTTCATGATATTTCTGATGTCATCTGATGGAATACCGGTTCGTTCACTATAAATGTCAACGATACTGTCACCAGTTTTTTCTAGCGTATCAGCAGTTTTGCGCATTTCTTCAGCGTTACCTTGTGATAGCGTCCACGGCATGTGAACCATCATCATGGATCCAGAACGCATTGTAATGGTATCTCCTGCCATTGCAATTACCGAAGCAATTGAAGCTGCTAAACCTTCAACATAAACATTGACGGTTGCCTTATGCGATTTGAGCATATTGTAAATTGCAATACCATCAAATACAGAACCACCACCAGAATTGATTGATAGATTAATTGTTGATACGTCTCCCAATTCTTTAAGCGCATCTCTGAAACTGGTTGCTGACGTCTCTTCGTCAAACCATTTTTCACTAACAATGTCTCCAAAAATATCAATCTGTGCAACATTATTCGTCGCTTTCATTTGGAAGTAATTTGTCATCCGTACTACCTCCTTTCCCATTTATTGTTGCCCGATTCTCATCGGTATCTGTCATGATATACAAGTCACCAGACACACGTAACAAATCTGAACCAGCTTGAGTTGATACAGGCAAACCCTCCATTTTTTGAGCTGCTTGTGGTGTAATAACACCGTTACGAATCATGATGTTATAGTATTGCGCTCGTGTTGCCGTATCACCTCTAGCCAGTTTATTCATATCGAACATGACATGCACGTCTGTATCACGTTGAGAACGAGTAAATAATTTAGCATTCAATTCACTCTCATATTGGGCTACTGTTGGTCCCAAATTAATTTGAATGAACTGTTGCATTAATTGTTCGTTTGATTTGTAACTACCACCATCACTAACGTTTAAGAATGTTAGTGGTACGTTAAATGCGTTCGCAATACGTCGATTAGTAATTTCATCATTTTTCTCAATATCTGTCTGTGCTAATTTTCGCTCAACGTTGCTGATTTCAAGTCCTTGCTCGTTGAACAGTACGCCACCACGAGCTAACGCTCTAACATTATTAACAATGACATCACGCTCTTCTTTGCTGTAATTACCAGACATATTAACAATCAGACCGTCACGTTTTCGCAATTCGCTAACATTGAAATCTCTGAAACTGTTATCCTGTGCGATAGCGCCAGTCAATGTTTCTAACGGACTGATTCCCCACAGTTTAGAACTGCGTGCAATATGTTTGAAGTGAAGCATATTATAAGAGCTAACCCAAACTGGTGTATTAACTGGAATGATTGATTTTATTGTTGGCTTGACTTCGTACCACAGATTGTTATTTTCATCTAATCCCGGTGAAACCCACTCGGCTGGAATATTCCATAAATACTTAGGTTGACCAAACTCATCTGGTTCAATAAGAGCAAATGAATTGCCATAGACATTTCTATCCGTCTCTAACCTAGCCCAAAAATCAAATGATGAAACAGTTGGGTTTGGTTTGAATGATAAAATTTCTTGAATATCGCCAGATGACGAATCTTGATTATCTGTCATGACATTGACCGGTAAACTAGCAAACGTGTTCGATAGCCTTGATATAACTCCGAAAATCGTTTCGTTGTTTTCTAATGTATCGTGACCACTGTTTTCTCCAGTATTCCAATACAACTGGTCTAATAGGTAATTTATTCTTTGTCCTTGTTGCGCATTGAGATCACCTACGAGAGATTTTCCTAATCGTAGTTTTAAATTTTCAAATACACCCACGTATGTGATTCCTCCTTTCTCGAATGCACGAAAAAAGACCCACAAGCGTACTCGCCTATGCGTCTTACCGAAATAACTTATACTACAATATTAACACCAAAACACCCCTGAAAAGTCTCACAAATAGTATCACAAATAGTATCACAAAAGTATCACGACCGAAAATTGATTTATATGAGCGGGATTACGTGCTGTTTACCCACAGTTATGCCCCTTTATCACGTCGATATACGCATTTTAAATCAGTTTGAGTATATTTACATACACAACAGATTAAAACGCCTTAAATCGCAATATATGAAACCCAATTAAATTTCACAAGCCTATTTTTTCTTTAGGGTGCTATTATGAGCTAGAAAAAAAGTTTTTATTTTTTTCTATATAGGTGTCTTATATAGTTACTATATATTAATATTATATATTATATATATATATAAAATAATAACACCCTATAACTAAACACCCTGTGGGAGTAAGAATTGAGGTGGGTGCCAAAATTTTTGTCGGGTGCCATTATTTAGCACCCTTTCATCAATTTTTTGACATTTTATTTTATCTATATTACGATTTTAATATTATTTTTAAAAATTATTTTTTGGTGCCAAAAAAATAGCTCCGTGGGTGCTATTTTGTCACCCTAAAAAAAGACCACTTTTCAGCGATCTTTTCACAAACTTTTATAAGTCGTCCCAAGAGATAGTTTGAATGAATCCACTAGACTTTTTCTTAGCTAATTCAGGTGCTATCTTAACGTGGGCGTTCAAAGCAGCAGCTAATCCATCAATTTTACGGTTATGGTTAGCTTTTGTAATCATAAAGTTGTCGTTTCTATCCCTAACTAGAGTGGCGTTTGACATATACCACTTCAACATAGAATTATTGTTGAATACAACTTTATTTGCAATCATCAATTCTTTAAAGTTTTGAGTTGGTCCACCAAGTGTGGTGAAACCTTGCCTAGTCACTTCTAGTGTAAACCCTTCCTGCTCCAAAGCTGATTGTAAGAATATTGCTTTAGCAGGATCATAGTTTATCTGCCTAATACGATATTCTTTATCTTTTTCCTTGATATAGTTCAAAATATACTCATAATCAACTATTTTCCCCGGAATTATAGTTAGATCACCTTCTGCCTCCCATTTACGATACGTGGGTTGTCTATCAACGTCTTTATCATATTTAGACTGTGGGACGAAAGAATGCGACATTAAATATATTCTGCCGTCAGGTAATGGGAATTCCAAAGTAACCGCCGTGAAGTCTTCTGTTTCAGATAAATCAAACCCAGCAACAGGACGTATCAGCTTCAATTCATCTAAATCTATGTGGTTTTCTGCATTCGATAGAATCGTTTCATTATCAAAAAAGCTCAATTCGCTAGATTCACTGAAGATATTGAATACTTTAGTGATCCAGTCCAACTTTTCTCCCGGAACTCTACGAGAGCTTTTCCAACTGCTCAACATATTAAGTCCTTGCATCATCGGGAAGTTAGGATTGGCTTTTATCCATAATTCTGGATCATCAATTTCATCTTCACTATCCATTGCTGCTAGATAATAAAATGTACGTTCGTTTTCGTTATTTTCATAATGAGACAGGACACCACGAGCGGTGGCTATCATTTCAACCAATGGTCCATTCAATTCATATCCAGCTGTGGTAATGTAAATTGTCATTGGTTGTGAACGCATACCCATTGAGTTTCGCATAACGTTTATCAATGAATAATCTTTATATTCATGAATTTCATCAAACACAGCCATGTGGGTATTGTAACCATCTTTTCCTGATTTTTCAGCAGACAGTGCTTTTATAACAGAATTTGATTTAGGATATTCTATTTCTGTTTTTTTGGTTACAAATCTATCACTTAAAAACGGACTTGCTTTAATCATTTTTCCAGTTTCTTCAAACAGCAATCTTGATTGATCTGCTCGGTTGGCTAGTGCATATATTTGCGCACCTTTTTCGTTATCGAAACCAGCCATATATGAAGCTAATCCTGAGATCAGAGTCGTTTTTCCGTTTTTCCGGCTTAGAAAAATGAGTCCTTCTTTGAATCTTCGCAGACCTGTATCTTTATGAACCCAGCCAAACAACGAGCCAATAATAAAATGTTGAAACGGTTGCATGACGATATTTTTACCACTACCGTCGGTGGACGATTTAATGTTTTCCTCGATAAATCTGATTGGTCGCCATGCTTTTTCTTCGTCAAATACCCACGGAAAATCTTTCGTCCCTTGACGTTCAATATCTCTAAAGTGCCTATCAACAGCCTGTTTAACCATAATTCCAGCCGGAACTTCTTCATCTCTGATTAATTCAGCATAATAATTGGTCAGCAACATTTTTGATGGTTTCGTCAAATAGTACCAGTCACGATACTTATTAACATAATCTTTCCACCATGATTCTTGACGTGCATAACTTTCTTCTATAATACTAATTTTGGTCCCACTCACTGACATCTTCCTTTCCTGCATTAGATAACCCGGCAATTGTATTAGCAATCTGCGCCCTAGCCTGTGGGCTAAGTCCCATCTTGTCACCTAACTTTCGCATTAGTTCAGCTAATTTATTTCTTTCTCCAATGAATTTGCTTGGATTACCAGTGTTTGGATCAACAACACCTTCCATAGCTAAATGTTCCATAACTTGTGTGTAGACAACCTGTGTATCTGCGTATGTTGCAATCAAGTCAATATCCGCTTCATTTAATATGCCAACAGGTTCCATAATTTTAACGATTTTTCTGAATACTTTTTTTGAGTCGCCACCTAAATATACAGGCGGTTGCATGTGTTCAGATGAAACAACATCAAATTTTTCTTCGGCTTTAGCACGCTTTGTTATCTCTTCACGAGTTTTATTGTTTGTATTGCCCTCAATCATTTGAATCTTGATTGATTTTGCTGGTCTAGCCATAAAAATCTCCTTTTTTAACCACCTTACAACAAAACAACGGCTCAAAAGTCTCAAAAAAGTATCAACTTTTGTTGACAATTGAAAATTCTGGTGATAGCATAGAACCTGTAAACACAAGCAAAAGCGATTAAATAAATACAAAATTAAGCGAGCGCCTTTTCTGGGCGCTTTTTTTGTTACAAAATAAAACGATTTCACGTTACTCAAACCTCCAACCCGTTCATTAGCGGACTTTTATTAAAAATAAATTAGATAGGGGGGTATAAAATGAGAGAAAAAAACGCACGTCGAAAAGTCTCAAAAACGTATCATCGACCAAACCGCAACGAATCAGCACGCCGATGCACTGACGAGCTGACGAGCCGACGAGCTGACGAGCTGATGGACTGATAGCACGACCAACCAAGCAAGCACGAGCATAGCAACACGAAACCATACGCAATACAAACGCAACTGATAACGTTTATATATACATTAGTATCAATACACTGCACAACGTTATAACGTCTTATATCGCCTTATATGGACATTTAAGGATATATGGATAACATAGCGTGTTATTTAAAGCCACAAAAAAAGTCCAGCAATTTAATTGCTAGACTAATCACGATATAACGCAATAAAAAAATCACATATCTATTTATGTGATTGATAATTTATAAACATGATAGCAATAACAATTGATATCGCCACGCCCATCGTTCGCGCCGATGATAACGATACGCCAAACAGCATAACGAACAACGTAAGCACCCACCCAAACAGGTACACTATACCGAACATAATAAACGGCGCCGCGATCATAAGCAATACAGCCAGTGTTTTTGAACTCATTAGATAACCTCACTTATAACGTCAGACAGTTCACGAATACCGCAAACAATATTGTCACTGTCCCCGACTTGTATTGCTATTTTACCACGGTTGTACCATTTAACAATAACATTCCCCGCTTTGATAAATTTTAATAATCCTTCGCGTGCTGGATAACGGTTTATAATTGCACCATCAAATTCACGGAACGCTTTTAATTTTTCTAATATGCTTTTATCTCTCATGTTTTTCACTCCTAATTTTCTACAAAACTAATGTTATGGTCTATTCCTAAACACGTTGCTACCTCGTGCCACTCGCTGGCTTTGCATCCATGATTATATGGTACCGTTTTATCGTGCCAAGCGTTATAAATATCCTCGACATGTTCGATATCACTTTCGCTTATATCGTTAAATATAAGCAAGTTCAGATCATTCTCGAACGGTAGTCCGTTCCAGTTCCAAGCTCCAAAGTTGTAGTTCCCACCGAGAATAATATCGCCTATTATTCCCATTTTATCCATAAACTCGAATAATTCTATCCCAATTTTTTCATGATATTCTTTTGTTTTTGCGAGCGCGCGCTTAGGATTTTTAGTCTTTGCGCGTCTTTTGAGTGCTGATATATATTTTTCATCCGCTTTCATTTCAGCGATCACATTGTAAAATTTGTTCATGTTTTTTTCTCCTCTGTATTTTTGATAATAAAAAACGGTATTTAATATTATTTTGTTATCATGAACATCTTTTGGGTGTCTTCCAAACAAAAAACATCGTGAGAGTTCATTACGCTGTCTATTGTTTCAGTGTATGTATTTTCAGTCCAGCCGCTCCAATTGTCAATATCGCTATAAACATAATTAAGCACGGCGTTTCTAACGTTTTTTGTGTTGATTTCCCAAGGGTCGAATACATCTAAGGCACCGTTATATGTACCACACGTAATGTCTTGTACATCGTCCTCGAGTTCTTCCATTGTCATATCATGTTCTTTTAAAAACGTTCTCAAGTTGGGGTAAATGAAATAATTATCTGTAATCGTAAACATGTTTATACCTCACATTTTTTTTGCGTGCTTATTGCACAATAACCAGCCACCGAATCGAACGGCGGTGTATACTCCAGCACTGGCTTTATATTTGATCGTCTCGCAGCCTAATAGGCGTGATGACAAAAGTGTTTAATGTCTCTGGTTGTTCGAAATGCACAACTGCAGGCATAGTCGCGTTGTCACTTAATTCTATTGTTATATGTTCCTTTTGTCCGCTTTCTTTAGCGTATTCAAGTAACCACAAAACATATTTCGGACTAAAAGCAATATATTTGAATCCTTCCAACCGTTCAAACTCGCCGACTTTTTGCCCGCCTATTGTTCCATCACTTTCTAACTTGATATATAATTCTTTTTTGTTTATTTTTGCGATCGCCTCCAGCATAGGTATATTGATCACAAAAATGTTTTTGTTGTCCGCTGGTATAATTCTTTTTAATTCTGGATAATTTGCCACAGATGGAACGCCTTCCAAATTTATTAAAATATCGAAACTATTTTCAAGTGGCGTTTTTAATTCTTCAATAATTGCCACATGTGAATCCGTTAACTCGATACGTTCGTTAGTATAATGAACGTGCGCAAGCAGTGGACGTACTTTGCTTACTGGCTTAATTATTTTTGTGAATGTTTTTTTCATGATCTTTTTTCTCCTGATTTATAACGCTATAATTTCATAACCTTGCATATCTAACTTGGCATCTAATCCGCGCGCCTCGTCCGCTTGTGATAAATAAATAACTTCTTTACCCTTGACCGCTTTCACTGTGCTGCTTGCGTTTTTTGTGTATGTCATTTTCCTAATCTCCTATTATTCAAATCTGTTCAAATATTCCGTAACTTCAAACGCCACAACCGCGGCGACGATAATTAATAAATCAATAACTAACATTTTTGATCCCTCCTCGTATTTTTACCAACAAACATGAATTTTTTAACCGGCGTTATTGCCGGTTTTTTTGTTTGCTGCTTTTCTATGTGTCCAATATTAAACTCAATAAATTGATAAGTCAACACTTTTTTCAAAGTATTTTTTTGCCTTTTTCACAATAGAAGAAAGATAAAAAAACCGCGACAATAAAACGCTGTAAAGCATTGATACATAAGGGTTTTAAACCAATTTAAAAAACTTTTTTCAGCGATCTTTTGCCCTGTTTTGTGAAATATTTTCGGCTATTTTCTGCCCTATTAGCGCACACACTCGCTCAGTCATACGCGCGCGTGCGCACGCACATACATAAGTTATATACGCGCGTGTGCGCATGCGTGATGCGAACGATGAATGAGTATATATACATATATTTACGCGACGTGATTTGAGACGTATTGGAATTTTTGCTCGAATACCATTGCCGATTTATATTTATTTTTCATGTATACCAATTTTATATTTAAGAGCGGATCATGATTTAATTGTTGCGAATCTATTAGTCAGAAACCGTTAGCGATCAGATTACATCGTGGGTTGAGATATGACCACTTCACTACCAGATTACTAATTATAAATTACAGCCAGAGTCATTTTATTCGGTTTGATTCGCACGCTTTCACTCTCTCCCAAATGAAAACATTTTTGTTTCTCAAAACATTAATAAATTTAATTAGTTTCGTTTCACATAGAAAAAATCACTAGCGCTATAATTATTTCCGTTTTTTGGTAGCAAAAAAAATAACCCACAAACCAATTAGCTGTGAGTTATTTATGATTGCTACTGATTGCTACTGATCAATGGTACAGATCAAAATCAAATAGATGCAAATAATAATTTCATTTGATATACAGCAGGTTAATATAACTGCTACTTCAATTTAAATTATATTTTGAATATCGTTTACACTGCGGTACGAAAACAAATAAAAAAAGCGCTGATCATAAATGTGTTTATACTTTAGTACACACATATACGCACGCGCAATTTCATTTTTCGTTTTGACTTTTGAATTTGAGTTTTGATTTTCAATTTTGAAATTGAATTTTGGTTTTCAGTTTTCGTTTTTGGATTTGAAATTTGAATTTGCAAATTCAGAAAACGTTTTCTGAACGTATTCGATGTATTGATTCGCTTCAAAATGACGGTCTTTCAAACTATTTGCATAGTTTGCGAACAAAGCAAAGAAATCATTTTGCTGATTCTTAATAACATCGCTAATAGTAATTTCAAACTTAGAAAACTTGCCGATATTTTCGTTTTTATCTTCTGGCATTTTGCCTATTTCTAAAGCATTTAAATTGCTATAATCTTCTACCATGAATTTACGATTCATGATTTCCGGATTATCTTTTATGGCGTTGTAGACACGTTCGACTTGATTTTTATAATCAGCTTTAACCATTGCATTAGCTACGGCTACTGCTCCCTTACCTGTAACTCTTAGCACAAATACGGCAATACCGCCAATGACTCCAATCCCAATAGCAGCAAATAAAATTGCAATCAACATATTATTTCTCCAAATGTTTTATAGCCATATCATATCACAATTAAATCAACTCATCATTAGTTTTTATTTTAATAGCGTGAACTAACTTAGCATTCCTGCGTTTAGTTTCATATTCAGTGCGCACAATGCTACCACCATTTCGTTCTGGGTGTTCACGATTGTGGTTAGACCTACTGATAACTTCCAGATTGCGAATATCAGCACGCAAGTCCCATCGTTCTCTTAACGGAATAATATGATGCACTGTATTGCCCGGAATAATTCTATCGTTCTCTAATAATTCAAATTGATCAATGTAATTGTCTCTATTAAGAACTTGCTGTCTAACAGCTAACCACGGTTTGCTTCTATAAAAAGTTTGAATTTCTTTTTCAGTTGGATCATATCCCATGTATGGGTGTGAATCTGCCCACGTTGTAATGAGTTGCTGACGGTTCGTTGCTATTTGTTTTAGTTGTTCTAACATATTATAAGCCTGACGAACTAGCTACCAAACATAGTAGAGCAAATGCTCCAAGACCTAAACCAATTGCAAATCCAAAACCTTTTACAAAATAATCAACAAACATATCATTCTCCTTATTTCTTAGTTGGTTTAGTTGGCACACCACGGTCTCGATTTCTTCTCGGAGCTGGTACAGGTGCAGGTCTCATCTTTGTAGGCGTTGGTTTTGAATGTGAATATTCATCAACTTTGTAAATTGTTTTCAATCCAGATGATGCAATCGTAAGTATTTCAGCAATGTTCTTCAATGCCACACTTATTAGAATCTGTATTAAAGCAAAGAAGCCCAATATTGCAAGAACGATTATAGTTAATGTATTCATCTTTTCTCCTTATTAACTGCAAAATAAAAATTGCTTATAGCGCTTATGTGCTCATGTCCAAATGATAAATCTACCAAAGGTAAAGTGTGTTAAATGTCCTCGGGAAACATCATACGACAAATTACCGTCTATCCATATCGATATATCTGAATCACTGTTGTAGATCAATGTTTCAATCTCATGCTTATTCATCTTAGGGAAGTTGTTTATTGAATCAAAGTATTTTTTGTCTAAAATATCGGTATCAATGTTAATTGAAATACTGTTACCCTCATTTTCGGTGACTTTAATTCCTTTGTCGGTATACATCTTGTTAACGTAATTAAAAAGTTTTTGTTTTGAATTAATGCCATCGTAATCAGAATATTTTGAGTGTTTTTCGTTGTTCAATCTATTTGTTCGATATATGTTAGTATTTTTTATCCCCAAACATAAATTTATCAAAGTCAATAGCGACAGTAAAATGAGACTAAGCTTGTTTGACATATCATTCTCCTAACTGTGCCAATGATAACCACATTTTGATTTGTCGGCCCATTCTACTTTTCGCCAGCTTTTACCCCATGTAGCCGGTTGATGACAATCATAATATCTTATGGAACGTCTTTCTGATTTCCATTCCTTTTGAGCCGTCACCAATCGTTTGTGGTGTCGTCGTCGATTTCCTTTGCGGTACCACGAATAGTCGCTCCAATCATACAGAAACACTTTGTAAAACTTATACATAGAAATATCCTTTCAATCATGGTTAAAACGTGCCACTCGATTGTCTCATCTTGGTATGTATCTATTATTCAACCTCATAAGTAGCCAACAACCTTTCTTCACCAAATTCAAGTAACTGCAAATGCTTTCGTCCCATAGTATAACCGTTAGCTTTTTCGTATGGATCATTAGGTTTTGCTGTTCCGAATTGCCACATCATCACGCCATCAACGTCAGTTTTCTTTTCTGTATGAAAGTGTCCGCTTGCAACCATACGATATTTTGAATGCGCCCAAATGTCAGGATATTCATTAGCAAACAACATTGGCAAACGTTTCAAAGCTAAATTACCGTGAGCAACCATAATACCGACTTTATCAAAACTAAATGCCAATCTTTCGGTGTTCAACTCATTATCAAACTCAACCTGTGGATATTTTTTAGACATCCCCCAAATAAATAGATATTGACTATCAGTATCATGATTACCAGATACAGCCTTAACATCAACTGTGGGTGAATATTGTAAGCTCATTTCAATGATTGTACTGATGAATGATTCAGCTTCATTCAACGCTTTAATCGTCTTCACGTGGTCTAGTTGTGTGTTACTTGCTGTCTGCGTTTTAGTAATGAAATCACTGTGCAATACATCGCCACCGACAATTAATTCCACACGCTTATAACCCTTTTTAAGTATGTTTCCAATCTGATTAATATGACTTTTAAGCATGTTAAATTTAGTGATACCAAAATGTAAATCAAACAGGCTAATCACCAAAGACGTATCACCTTGCTGTATATTTTCAACTTCAACAGGTTTAACATTACGATTCAACGTTTCAATTAAATCATCAACGTTGAATTTAACCACGCGTGGTTTAACAGTAATCTTTGATTGATACAAATCAACTGGATCACTATCCTTGCTACCCATTTGCCAAAAGTTATTTTTTAGTGAAACAATGTCCCATTTAGCAGAATCAAAACCGTGCGCACGTAACACAAAATCCGGATCTTTTGCCTGTTCACTAGTCATTTGAATGCGTGTGATAGATGTTTGAGAACCGTCTTGATTGATAGTTAGTTCCACACCGCGTACATTTGCAGTATCTTTTCCTACACCTTGCGCATATTTACGAATAGTACGACCAGAAAAATTGATGTTATATTGTTCAAACATAGCCTCACCAATTTTAGATGATGATAGCCCTTGCTTAGCTAGTGTTTTAACTGTGTTGATGTATTCTTGTTTCCACTGCATTTAACTGATCCATTTCATGTGTTTGCGATAATTGATGTTTTTGTTATCAACTAATTCTGACTTTATCTGAATATGCGCTCGTTTATGACGTTCTACGCTTAATCGTTTTGTCTCTTGAATAAATCGTTCATTTACTTGTGTTGCTTCTTTTGTGTATTTTTTCATATAGCTATCCGATTAGTGTTTCAGACCATTAGTTAATCTAATAGTCTGGTGTTTGTTTTATTTATATGTAATGACATATTATGTAAACTGGTCGAAATCGACCAGTTTAGATGTTTCTATTTAAGCAAAATAGCCTTTTTGTCAGAATAGAAGTGCTTTTTTGTCACTGTATTTTGAAATATAGCTGTTTTTTCAATAAATAAGTCAACTATCAACAGCTTTTCTGTTCTTTTACCAGTCGTACCACCAGACATTGTACTTCTCGCGGTTTTAAATTCGTAAACACATTCAAATCTATCGTCAGATACTTCATAACTCGACAATAATACGATATTGTTTTTTGACATTTCATAAGCCCAATCGTAGAACTCTTGATAATCAATTTGCGAATTATATTTACGTGTATCAGAGTTTTCGTAGGGTGGATCTAGATATAAAATACTATTTTTGACATTCGAAAAATATTTATAGTCTTTATTTATTGTTTTTGGTAATCGTTCTAATTGTCCTAATTGTTGTAATTTTTGTAATTGTTCTAATTGTTGTAATCGTTCTAATTGTTCTAATTGTTGTAACACTCTATGTTTTTCCTGTTTATCAACGAATCCTAGTTTATCTTCGTAAAGATTAACAGCTCTTTGATACGTTGTGGTTTTTTTATAACCGACTAATACATCTTCTTTTTCTAAAATTTCAACGGCTAGATTATACTTTATATCACTTACCTGTTTACTGTATAAATAGCTCCTTCGATCATTGCCAAAACTATTGACTAACAACTTCAATTCGTCATCAACCGTTTTGATTTCTTTTTCTCTAATTGCAATAAACTCATCACGATTAACAATTAGTGTTTTTATCCATTCTCTATCTTGGATTAAAACACGGTTAAACATATCAGTAATTGTTTTATCTAAGTCATTATAAACAACATCGATGCCGTTAATCATCAGTTCCGCAGTAATTGCACCGCCACCACCGAAGACATCGTAAACCGTCTTATCTGTTCCAAAATTCTGCTTGATTATTTCTACAATCTTTTTGCTAATTTTCTTCTTGCTGCCAACATAAGGAAGTCCAACTGGTTTGCCCTTACGTATTTTCTTTTCATCAAGTGTTAAGTTCATAATTTCTCTTTTCAATAAAAAGCACCTGTTAAGGGTATTTATGTACGCAATCGCATGAGAACCGTCAAAGAACTGAATGCGATTGTTTGCTATGTAGTAACCCCATCGATACCATCTCCGAAGCCAGTAGATTTATATACTGTTGTTTGTTTGCCAAAGCCACTAAATGCAAACCAACTCGTCAGTCGTTTTTATTGAAATTAATCAATCCGGTTCTATCTTTTTACGGATTATACCGCAGCTATCTATGTACGCAATCGCAGGCAAGCGACTGCTATTAAGTTGTGCGGACGTACCGCAATGTGAATGTCGGGGCTTGCACCCGAATAAGGCTGTCTCATTCACCCACAGAAATCACCTAACTAGTATAAAGCAACGAGCTGCAATCTTTTTACACGAGTTACCGTGATTGAAAGAGACATTATGTCGCTATGGTGATAACTGAATTGGCATGGTAAGGATTTGCACCTTACATGAAGTAGTCCTAATTTAATAGTTTGCGTCTACCTATTCCGCCACATGCCATGTTTTATAGACTTTACTTGTCTGTGTCAGCTCCCATAGTCTGACTAATGATCGCCTTAACGTTTAATAGGCTTTCGCGTTGCTTTTAAAAAGCAAAGATACGTGTATTTTTACATGTCTCACCAGACAGTATGGTCGCACAGCAACCTATCACTTTATGCTTTTAGTGGATAAACAATAACCAAATATGTACGACCGTTCGGTGTAACGGTCTTGGTTAGTCATCTGGAACTAATCTATAAGTACAGCTTATATTTAACGACTAATGACTAACCATATCACAACTGTGGGACTCGAACCCGCTAATCGCGTCTCCAACCATATTGACCGATAGATTTTACGTAATCAATTAATGCTTGCGTAACTTCTTGATCGTTTTTGGTTAGAAAATATACTATTTTTTCTGTTTGTTCTTTACTCATAGCTTTAGTAACGTATACAGTTGAGCAACAAATCGTTTGCGAAACCTAAATACGGTGGCTCTGCTGACGTTAGCAACTTTTGCAATTTTAACAACGTCATAGCGATTGAATCTTTGAAAGTATGACATCTCAACAATTTTTATCTGGTAATCATCTAGTTGAGCTATAAACTTATCAATTACCGCGCGATTATGCTTAATTGTAGAAATGATAGGATCATCGGAAAATTTAATCGCTTTATTTTCATGTGCATGATTTTCTGAAAAGCCACTTCTTCCACCTCCAACATTTTCATCAATTTCACCTTTTGACTGCTCTATTTCTGTTCTACGTTCCCTTTCTAATAAATTAAAATAAGGATATTGCTTCAAAACGGCTTCTACTTGTTTAGTTTTTGTGTGATTCATTTTAATT